TGTGACGGTGGCAAATCTGTACGTGTAGAGAACTTGCCTGGACCAGCAGCCCCAGCGAGTGGGTTTCTTGGCTCTGCCATTAGTCCTCCATCTTTTCTAAATCGTTTGTGAACTGCTCCCATACCGCATTGACTTTGTTCTGTCGTATTGCGTTATATGTGGCGAGTTCCATCAAATCTTCTGTAAATGCGTGTATTGACGACGCTATGTTGTGTAACAACCCCGCTGTTATGACTAAGAAATCAGCAGGGGTTACTGAGCGAGGCACATCATCGCTACCTGGATCGTACATCGCTCAGTCCCTTCTAAAACTAACTAGGCCTTCTTGCCCTTACGACCTGGTACAACCATTCCGAAGAACACCTTGCCGCCTTTTGGCTTGGAGGTATCACGCTTGCCTTCGACTGGCTTGACTTCAACAGCCTTCTGAATCTTTCCCTTGTTCATATCCACCTCCTCTACTAAGCCGCGCCGCCGATTGAGGCGAGCAGTGTTGCTATATCGGGACGAGTAGCACCAGCAGGGGCCGCACCGCCAGGGGTTTCTGGAGTTGGCTGCGAGGCAGGAGCGGGGGCCGCACCTGCTGGTGACATCTGTTGTGCCATCATCATCTCTTCTGGCGATGGCTCTTCTGGAGCAAAAGCCCTTTCGATGACGGTCTCTATTTGAAGGCCCTTTTGTCGGCCTTTGATAACTTCAGAAATGCGAGCAATGATTTGAGCGGGGTCTTGTCCTTGCGCTGCCAGAGCAGGGATAGCCTGGGCATACTGAGCCAGAGCAACGCGAAGAGAATCACGCATCTCTTCAATATCAACCCTTTGTTCTTCTTGTGTGACATTCAACTCCATTGGGATTTCTCGGCGTACATAATCTCGTGAAACGAGTTTGTCGCTACGCATCTGGAGAAGTGCGATGATAGCGCGGTTAGGATCCATACCAGACATAATGCCGTAACGGACATCTACGCCGTACTCACCTTTGATATCGCGGGATGGAACGTACTTCATCGAGTACGGTGTTCCATCGTCAGTACCCTTGATTTCCTTGGTGATGGAGCCAAAGATCTTCTCGTCTACCTCAAAGCAGAGAGAAACTAGGTCAGTAAAGAGACGAGCAAACTGTGCTTGTGCTGCACGGACTTGCGTATCAAATCCAGCCTGAAGTGCTTGGACTCCACGACCTGTGATGATAGATGCGTCAAGGTTTCCGCTACGTACTTCTGGGTAGCGAGCGCCTAGGCGAAGTTCACGCTCAAGAACGCCGGACTCAGTAAAGACTCCGTTTGGAAGTTCTAGCGGTACGCGCCTAATCGCTTGGGGATTAGCGGATCGCATAATCGCGTCAGGGCCAAGAGCAAGTTCTTGTACATCCTGCGGAATCGCAATAGGCGCTTGGATGCTCTTCTCTGCTGCTTGGATTTGCAAGACAGCAAAACGCGCACGTGCAAGTTGTACCGCCAGAACATCATCAAACTGACCACGTGCCTCACCGTCAAGCGAGGCGCGAACGGCGACACGGGCCAGGCACTTGCCAATCGGGTTAGGGGTGTTGGCAAGAACTAAGTTGTTGCGTTCTGGTAGGAAGATCAGGTCTTGGTCTTTGTCGTGGTAACGAATGACCGAAAGATAAGGACTGCCAGGAGTCATCTGGTTGCGGCTGATGATTTGGCTTGCGTACTCTGGGAATTGTGCCGCTAAGGTCTCTGCATCTGATGCGATGATTTGTGTAAGCGAGATGGTCCTACCGAAGCGGTCAATTTCTGGGTAGACTCCGAATGGGTTGAGCATACGGATCTTGGGGCTGTTGGACTCGTAATCCATCTCAACGATGGCTGGCAACATTCCATAGGTGTTGAACCAGTCTGCTCCAGAGTACATCTGGATACCAAGGTCGGATGTAGCAACATAGTAGTTGGCGATACGAGTACGGGTATCTGCTGCCTTGCGAGCAGAGTCAGAGACCATATTGGTTGCAGCACAGTTGAAAGAAGGCAGCGGAGCCATTACCTCTGCAAGGTCCCGCGCTGCAACGTCGACAAAGTTAGCGACGAGAGGCTTTGGGTACTCCTCAGAGAACATAGCAGGGTAGACCTTGGAGATGTCTCCCTGACGTACAGAGAGAACATCGCGCATACGCTGATCTCTCGCTGCGTAGCGGGTCTGTAGGCGTGAGGCCTTAGCCGCTACTTCCTTCACTGTAAGCATTTGACCTACTTCTTCTTGTTGGTCTTCTTGCGCTGGGCTTCTACTTGCTTCTTCATCTTCTTAGGATATGACCAGCCTGGCATCATTACGTCGCTATCGCTTGGTAATCTCTTCGGTGTAAAGATCTTCTTCTTGGCTGGCATCATTGCTCCTTAGATGAACTGTTGTTCTTTTTGTTCGAATAGGTCATCTAAGTTGACGACCACTCTCTTTGCCCGTTCTGACCGAGACAAAAACGGATTCTTCATATGGTGGACATTGTGTTGCCCATTGTTGATAATCTCTCGCGCTCTAATCTCACAGAACCAGAGGGCCATCACCATATCGGTCTTACCCTTAGTCGTAGGAGACCAGGTAATAAGTTGCTCTATGAGCGCCTTGATATTCTCTGTCTGATCCGAAGGAAGGTGGATAAGATTATCTCGATGGTGCTTACCATCGCTCTGCTTCGTTCCAAACAATGTGGACATACTGGCGACTCCGAAGCCTGAGTCCCACTTGTTGTTTCCGGTGTGGTGTTCACGAAGGATGACACCTCTCGTTGCTAAGAATCTTCTAATGCCCTCATCCTGCGTCAAGAAGGACTGGAAGGCGTTACGCTCTACAATCCACTCGGACGGCTTGTACGTATCCGTCCACTCAAACATTAGGCTACGGATTTGAGCAGGCGTTGGTCCTGTAATCTTGATGGCATCAACGATATAGCGCTTGTGCGTATTGCGGTCAACTGCGTAGCAAACGGCTGCTGTATCTCCAACCATTGCTGGGTCGAGGCCGCAGATGAAATGAAAACCTTGGGTAGACTTAGGATGTCCTGGGTAGCCTGGGTTGAGACCACCTGATTTACGCATACCGTCAATAGAGCCACGCACACAAACAGGATCAAAAACAGCATTGTCAGAAATATCTTGCTGCTGATAGACCAAGGCCCAGGTAGAAGCGTCCATAGCCTGACGTTCGTTGTAGAGGTGACGACCATTCCATCGGGGATAGAGACCATCCTCGGTCTTGTCACTCTCCTCTTGTCCATCGAAGGGTTGGTCTGAATAAGGCCAGAGTGTGACCCAGGCTTCAGGGTCTTCATTAGGCTCAAGCAGGGCTGGCATCGCTAGATAGGTCCAAGGGATCAAGCCGCCTGGGTATCTATCTGGGTTGCGCAGTTCTCGGTAGAGGTCTACAGATGCAACTCGCGTACCTACGACAACCAACTTACCTGTTGGGTTGAGACGAGACCTGACATCCTGGGTGAGCCACTTGATCTGCCGTTCAAAGTCATTTGCGTTAGAGAGGGTAACGGCGTCATCTATGATGATCATATCGGCGCGTTTACCGTAGATCTGACCGCCGATACCGACAGCCTCAATGTTCGGGTCCTTCTCAGAGGACTCCCTGAGTTCTTCTCCGAAGGTAACGCGGGTCTGCTGCCAGGAGGCAGTCTTGGTATTGAAGCCCACCCCTGCAGCGTAGGCCTGCTGGAGTTCTTCGTACATCGGGTGGGTAAGACGCTGCTTGATAGCGTAGAGGAAGTCCGCTGCCAAGCGCTGGGTCTGGGAAACTATAAGAACTCGGAAGTTTGGGTTGTTGACGATCTTGTAGGTAACGTAATCAACAGTCACGGTCATCGACTTAGCGTGGTTCGGTGGGATGTTGATGAGGATGCGGTTGTTAGCCGTACCCCGCTCAAACCGCATAGAGGGGTGGAGCCACGATGGGTCATTGCCCTCAATGACGTCTATCAGGTTCTTCTGGTGGGCGAAGGTCTCAGAGTGGAGGAAGCGTTTTCTGAAAGATACGAAGTCTAGGTCTTGGGCGTCAGCCTCGGTAAACTTCTTAGATACCGCACCTAGCCGTGTTCTATCCGCTAGGCTCTTGAAGTGGGGGTCTGACCTACGGTAGTACTCCCAGGTCTTGGGGGACTTACCTGCCACCCCACAAGCCTGCTCTACTGTCATACCCTCCGCTAGGCATTGGAGGATGACCCTCTTTGCCAAATCAGCGGCTTGCTTGTCAGACATCTACTTCTTCTTTTTCTGGGAAGCCTTCTTCTTGCTCTTTGGCTCTTGGCTACCTACAACACCAGCAGCGGCTCCCTTAGCAGTCCTCAACGCCCCTCTTGCTTTTTGGGATGTTGTAAGGGCCTTCACATTCTGTTGTTGACGGACGGAGAGTTTCTTGGTCTCGTACTCTACCTTGACCTTAGACCCTTTGGATAAGTTGGCGGTTCCACCCTTTTTAGTCTTTATAGAAACCTTGGCCTTTGGGCCTTGGGTGAAGGTACGGGTCTTGGTTATCTTACCCGCCGAGGATAACTTTGGAGTGACGACCTTGGAGACCACCTTGCCTACAGTGGTTGCTGCCCGACCTACTGGGATGGCTGCGATAGCGACACCCTTGGCTATATTGGCGATACGCTCTACCTTGGGATTCTGCTTCTTAGAGGTAGCAGTGGACCCCACAGGGGTCACGAGGTAGGACTTCTTCTTGTTCTTAGGCATTGCCATCCTTTGGATCGGTGGGCAGAGTACACCCCACTAAAAGCGCCGTAGGCGCTACAGAACTCCCTCGCTAGCCACAGCGACGCGAGGGGTAAAGACGGTTGGTACTAGGCCCCCGAAGTGTCAACGAGAGGGGGCCGTATCGAGAGAAACTAGGGGCGTACCGTTTCTCTCTCTACTACTACACTAAGGCAGAAAAAAATAGCGATTTCCCTCTAATGTGATGGAAATCACCTATTGTTCATCTTTATATCGGTACAAATACGGACAAACGGTATAGCCGAACACAATAGATTGACTTTAGTCGAGATATTTTGTGAGGGTATATACCCACCCGTGCCAACAGATTTAGCACCGTGGGGTCTTTTTCGGCTCAGACCGGCAGGGCAGACGGCAGACGGCTGGTGGTAGAGAGAAAGCCGTCGCGCTCACTACCTCACCGGCGCACCCTTTCCCCT